ACAATAAATCTATGTATAATAAATTATGTGATAATGATTCTAGTATAGAATCTATAAAAGATTTAAATAAGTATCAAAGAGAATATTTTAAATTAAATGGCTAGAAAACAGACAGTAGTCACTAATATTAATTTTATTCCTAAAAGAACAAGTATAGGAAATGGCAAAGTAAAGATGTCATCCATGAACAAACATAAACGTAGAAGTTATAAAAAATATAGGGGACAAGGTAAATAATGGTAGCAAAAGCAGTACTTAGTAAGAAATTAAAAGAAAAAAGAGAAAAGGCTAAAAGACAATTAGATAGTATAGCCCATGCTAAAAAACTTAAAAAGTTTGATACCTACTGGTCTAAATTAAAACCAAATACTATAACAAATTTAAAAAGAGCAGGTATAGATAAAAACGAGGCTAAAGATAGATATGTTCTTGGTAATGGTTTAGGACTGAGAGTTAATATGTGGCAGATGGATGATAAGCCTGTAGTTCCTAAAGGTTCTTTTGAAGCAGGAGAAAAAGCAAAGAAAAATGTCATTAAAAAAAATAAAGAAACTAAAGAAGCCATTTTAAAAACTATAGATAACGTAAAAAAAATATTTAAAAATTAATGGCAAACCCAAAAAAAGGAACAGGAAAATGAAACCAAAAGCAAGAGCAAACGTAAAAAAGGTAGCTGCAGGATTAGGCAAAGCAGTACAAGCACACACAGCACAAAGAAAACTTTTAAAGGCAGCACTTAAGAATGGCGGACCCAAGAAAAGGAACGGGTAAAAAACCCAAGGGTTCTGGTAGAAGATTATACACAGATGAAAATCCTAGAGATACAGTGGGAATCAAATACGCCACGACTGCGGATGCGAAGAATACTGTTCGTAAAGTTAATAAGATTAATAAGCCGTATGCTAGGAAAGTTCAGATTCTTACTGTTATGGAACAACGAAGTAAGTTCGGTGGTAAACCGCAACAAGCAGCAATAGCAAAGAGAGCAAAAATACAATTAAAGAAAAAACATGGCACTAGCAAAATCACAAAGAAGTCTTAAATCATGGTCAAAACAAAAGTGGCGAACCAAGTCTGGGAAACCCTCTTCAAAGACAGGAGAAAGGTATCTACCAGAGAAAGCCATCAAGAGCCTGACATCTGCGGAATATGCGGCCACGACAAAAGCAAAGCGCCAAGGAACAAAGCAGGGCAAACAGTTTGTGAAGCAACCGAAAAGCATTGCAAAAAAAACTAGAGCATACAGGAGGGTATCATAATGATTGATAAGGTATGGAGTAAATGGACTGGTCTTAAAAAGAATGTTAAGATTGGTATCATTATAGTAGCAATAGTAGTAGTCTACTGGTTTATAAAATGAACAATAACAAAATGAAATTTAATGATAAGTCCGATAACCGAAACAATCGGACTTACGACTTTGATGTTAAAAAAGCAGACAGAGATAACGATGGTAAAGTATCATCTTATGAAGCAACTGTAGCTAAAGCTATTAGTAAGTCTATGAAAAAACAAAAAAGCAAAGCATAGTGGTAGCACCTATAATAGCAGCAGTAGCAGTAGTATCAAGATTTCTATTGACAAACAGTATGAAAAAAGCCATAAAAAAATATGGTAGAGAAGCTGTTGATAAAACATTAAAATCTAAAACATATAAAAATATATTAAAAAAATCGGGAGCGAGTAAAGAAGCTAAAGATACACAAAAAAGTATGTTAAAATTTTATGGAGGAGCTGCTACAGCAGCAACTGCTGCAACTGGATATGCAGGATATAGAGAAAAAAATATGAAAAATAAAAAATCATAATGTCATACGGAACTAAAACAAAAAAACCAAAAAATAAAACAGTAGTAATGATTGCTGTAGGGGAACTAAAAGCTAAAAAAAATGGCACTAAGCGAAACGGAAAAAAGAAAAAACTTTCTTAAAAAACATGGACTTAAAAGATTTAATAGTTGTGTCATTCGTACTGAGGGTGGTAAGAAAGGTAAAGTCGGTATACTCGAGGGTGGGAAGCCCCGCCTTATTCGCTTCGGTGACGCTTCTATGGGTCACAACTATTCCCCAGAAGCTAGGAAGTCCTTTAAAGCAAGGCATGGTAAAAATATTGCGAAAGGTCCAACAAGTGCTGCGTACTGGGCAAACAAATGTTTATGGGCAGGTAAGTCGGGTTCGAAGAAGTCTCCGCCAAAAAGCCAACGTGTTGTTAAAGGAGCCAGAAGTTAAACTATCTGGCAATGTTTTTAAAGCAAACAAAAACGAAGAAACAGTTACACAAATACAATTTAAAAAAGATTAAAAATTTATAGTGCCAATATATTCTTATAGAAATAAGAAGACTGGAAAAGTCTGGGATGAGTATCTATCGTATATAGATAGAACAAAGCCACTACGAAATAAAAGTGTAGAGATGGTGATAACTGCACCCAGACTTTCTTTTATTGAAAGGTCAGAACATAGCACAAGAGACAGAATGATAGATACTGCTCGTAAAGGAATGAAAGAAAGACAAGCTGAAGAAAAAGCAGGAATTAGAAAAAGTCCTGAATGGTTACAAGAAAAAACAGAAAAGCATTTACAGAAGGTGAGAAATGTTAGTTCCTGATAACGATAAAAAAGAATTAGATATAACTGAAAAGCAACAAACTTTTCTAGAAGCTTTATTTGGTGAAGCACAAGGTGACCCAAAAGTAGCAGGTGAGATTGCAGGTTACGCAGATTATCATCAACCTTTAAAATCTTTGAAGGATGAAATAATTGATAGAGCAGAAAAACTGTTAGCAGCCTTTGCACCTAAAGCAAGTATGGGTATGATAAATGCTTTACGAGAAGATGGTTCTACCCCTGGTGCGTCAATAAGAATGGAAGCGGCAAAACAAATATTAGACAGAGTAGGATTATCTAAAAGAGAAAAAGTAGATATCAATGCAAAAGTAGCACATGGTATTTTTATTTTACCTCCAAAAGAAAATGTCTGAAGAGACAGTTACAAGAGAAAGAAAAGGTAGAGTTATACCTTTAGGTTATAAAGTTTCACAGGAAGATGAAAAACTTTTAGTTCAGATTCCCGAACACATGGAAATGATAGATAAAGCAAAAAGTTTTATAGACAACGACTGTAGCTACAAAGAAACTGCAGAATGGTTATCACATCATACAGGTAGAAAAATTACAGGTATGGGGTTAAGAGAAGTTTTAAAGAGAGTAATACACAAAGGGTGGTAGAAGAACCTAAACCTAAAAAAAGTGGTAGAAAAAGAAGAACTAGCGTTAATGCTCCTCTTACAATTAAAGAGAAGAAAGCTAGAAAATCAGCACAGGACATGCTTCGTGAAAAAAAACACGAACTTGAAAAAGCACAGAAGAACTTCTGGGCCACTAAAAACAAACTCAAAGACATTGACGAAGTTTTTGATGGCAAGAAGCAAATCATTGAAGAAAATAAAATTGAGGAAGCTTCTCCAAATATCAAGGCTGCATTAAAAGATAAAGATATAATCTTTGAACCTAATGATGGCCCACAAACACAGTTTCTAGCAGCATCAGAAAGAGAAGTATTTTATGGTGGAGCAAGAGGTGGTGGTAAATCTTACGCAATGTTGGTTGACCCACTTCGTTATTGTCATAAACAAAAACACAGAGCATTATTAATTAGACGCACAATGCCTGAGTTGAGAGATTTAATTAATCACTCACAACAACTTTATTCTAAAGCTTATCCTGGTGCTAAATGGAGAGAGCAAGAAAAAGAATGGAAGTTCCCTTCAGGTGCTAGAATAGAATTTGGATATGCTGAGAACTTAACTGATGTACTTCGTTACCAAGGACAATCATATACTTGGATTGGAATAGATGAACTACCGCAATATCCAACAGAAGATATATATAATTTTTTACGTTCATCACTAAGAAGTGTAGACCCTGATATTCCTGTTTATATGAGAGCAACAGGTAATCCTGGAAATGTAGGTTCAATGTGGGTTAAGAATATGTTTGTTGACCCATCAACACCTAATACAAAGTTTAATATAGAAATAAAAACACCAACAGGTATTAAAAAAATATCAAGAAGATTTATACCTGCCAAGCTTCAAGATAATCCTTACTTGATGCAAACAGATGATTACTACGCAATGTTAGCATCTTTACCTGAAGTACAAAGAAAACAATTCTTAGAAGGTAACTGGGAAGCATTTGAAGATTCTTCTTTTCCAGAGTTTAACAAAGAAATACACATTGTTAAACCTTTTGATATACCTAGAAACTGGATGAGATTTAGAGCAGCAGACTGGGGTTATAGTTCACCTGCTTGTTGTTTATGGTTTGCTATAGATTTTGATAATAATATATTTGTGTACAGAGAATTATATACACAAAAAATTACAGCAGATATTTTTGCTAGAAAAGTTTTAGAACAAGAACAAGGTGAGTATATTAGATATGGTGTACTTGATAGTTCTACTTGGGCAAGACGAGGAGATATAGGTCCTAGTATTGCAGAGACTATGATACAAGAAGGATGTCGTTGGAGACCTTCTGATAGGAGTCCAAGAAGCCGTGTAGCAGGTAAGTTAGAGTTACATAAAAGATTAAGAACTGACGAAGAAACAGGATATCCATCTTTATATTTTTTTGATAACTGTGTTAATTTAATTAGAACATTACCTATGTTACCTGTAGACAAAAATAATCCTGAAGATGTAGATACACATGCAGAAGACCATGCTTATGATGCACTAAGATATGGTTGTATGAGTAGACCTGTTCATCCCGTATCAAAAAAGTTTCAAGATTTTGGAGTAGGCCAAACAAGAGATTTTAAACCCGCAGATAAAGTTTTTGGCTATTGAGTTGTTTATCTTTACTTGTAGCTTTATCAATGCATGTTGGTTTAGAAAATGAATATAATTCTGTTCATCCTCATGCTAGATGTACAATAGATAATACTATAGCAGGAGTTTACTACAATAGTGAGTATAATATAAGTTCCTATATAGGAAAGTATTTTGAATCTAAAAATACTATAATAGAGTATGGTATTGTAACTGGCTATTCAGGAAGTAATATTGCACCAATGTTAAGAATTAAAAAAGATAATTTTTTTGTAGCCCCTGCATATGAAATAGAAGGTAATGTTGGCGTAGTAATAGGTTTTGAATTTAGATTAAAATGAAAGATATTAAAATAGGATATAGAAATTATAAGATAAAAACTTTAGATTCTATCGTATCAAAGTGTAATGAAATAAATGGACAGTTTCTTGCATCCGATGGAATGATAGCTTTATCACAAACAGAAGATGATATATCTCATACTAATACTTTAATACATGAAATACTTCATGCTATAGTATATCAGTGGGGAATAGAACTAGATGATAAAGAAGAAGAAAAGATTTGCAACACTCTTGCGAATGGACTAACAACTGTATATGTAGATAACCCTTGGTTACTACCTTATATACAGAAACAACTAAAAGGAGACAAATAAAATGGCAATAATGAAACAATACAAGCAAGGCGAATTACCTGAGAACATGTATGGAAACGAAGCCTCAAAGCAGGGCGATTCCAAAACTAATGTTGTAAAAGGTGCTACAGCTTTACCTGCAGATGATTACAGTGAAACAGATGTAAATGCAGGTAGAAAAGCAAAGAATACTGTAGATAAAAAAGTATTTTCACTAGCAGAAGAAAGAGATTATTAAGAGATAGATAATGCCACACGATAACACAAGTGGCTTGACTTCTGAATCTGATGAAGTAAGTTCTTTATCAGAAGAAAAAGATAAGTCTTATAGTAATCTAGGTTATTTAATAGAATCTAGACTAAAAGAATCAGAACAGGCTCGTCTTTATGACGAGAAAAGATGGTTAAGGTCGTATAGAAATTATAGAGGAATCTATAGTTCTGATATGGCTTTTCGTGATTCTGAAAAGTCTAAAGTATTTGTTAAGATTACAAAGACTAAAGTTTTAGCTGCATATGGACAACTAATAGAAGTTTTATTCTCACAGGGTAAATTTCCTATTGGTATATTTCCAACTACTGACCCAACAGGTACAGAAAAATACGCACATATAAAACCAGATAATATGCAGAAGAGTCCTCGTATGGAGGACATCTATGGGTTTGAAGGTGATGGTAGAGAAATAAGTCCGGGGTCTACTGCTAATGAAATATTAAATGGATTAGCAGAAAAGTATAAGAACGCAGGTTTTGAAAAAGGTGCTGCACCTGATTTAA